TTATAAGCTAAGTCACCTACTTTTACTACAAATAAAACTACAGTTGAATGCTCTTCTATAGTTCTAGTTGAATCTGCTTTTACAATACCCCCTTTATATGTTTCTGCTGCATCGGGAATTGCACAAAGTATTTTATATCCTTTAGGTTCAGGTAACTGTAAACCTCTTTCTTCTATCGGTATGTCTTCTGCTTCTACTGCGTTTAACGTTGGAATAACAATCGGTCGACCATTTGCATCTAACAAATTTTTATTCATGGTTAGAATCTGATCACTCATCCGAGTTCTCCATCCTGTCTACGATGTCAGCAATAATGCCTTGTATAGTATCGCAAGCTCGTATATATCCGACAGCAGATTGGTAATGTGCATAATCTTTCGCAGAACCTTCAGCAATTGAACCTAATACTTCTTTGCGTCTTTCAGCTATCTTGTTGATCAATAGCTCTAACGTTGGGTCTATCATTTACTACTCCTTTGGTTGTTGTTTATTCATTTGTGCTAATTCTTTTTGATGTTGCATGTCTTGTTGTTTCTGAACTGATTGCATGCCAAGTTCAACTCCTTTAGCTTTTTGATCTGATTGTAATTTTTCTTTATCGAAAGTAGTCTTGGCCCCAATTTTTACTCCCTCAATACGTTCTTGAGAATCCATTTTAGCTTTTTCAAGTTGTAACCTAGCTTTATCTATTTCAATATCAGCCATTGTTTTTTGTGCTTTGATTTGAACTTCTTGTTGTTTAATTTGAAGTTCTTGTTGTTGCATTTGAACAATCGGATCTTGCATTTGTTGTTGTGCTTGTTGTTGAGCAGCTTCGCCTTGATTCTTTTGTAAAAGTTGTTGAGCCGCTTGAGCCATAAGTTTAGATATTTCAAACTCAGCATTTGGGGGTAGTTCTTGATCGGGTTCAGGTAATGCAGCACCAAGTTGAGCTTCAATTTCTTTTCTATATTGATATCCAATATGCTCATTAATATGTGCTAGTGCAGCTGCTTGGATTAACGGCGCTTGAGGATTTTGATTTACAAGCTGAGCAATTTTAGGATCTTGCATAGCTGCCATGTGCACTTTAATATGTGCTTCATGATCTTGGTAGATAAACGCTTTAACAGGTTTACCATTAAGTATCGCCATATTTTCTGCTACAGGATCTTTTGGTTTCTGATCATCCGCTGTTGGAATAAGTTTGCCTACATTCTTGATACCTAATACTTCTAACATCTGTTTATTAAGTTCTGGTAAGTCATAGATTTGTGGATTCTGTTGAGCCATCTGCATAACTGCTTGATACTGAACAACTTTCTGTGACATTGTTGCAGCATTAGGATCTGATACAGGAATCACATCACAATTATCGTAGTCAGCTTGTTTAGCACGACGATGACCTACTTCAGGCTCGTATGAATATTCTTCTGGCGTGTAATCACGAATGATGCCTTTAAGTAATTTAAACTCTTGCTTCATTGCATAGTAAACACGTGCTTGAATTGCACTCATTACTTTCAATGTTCTTTCTAAAATAGCAAGGGTTGTGCCTACGGGAGAGTTAGCACTCATGTCAGACACTTTCATATCTGCTGCCGAAGCAAAACGTCGTCCTTCTTCGATGATCTGATTCATCAATTGGTTAAGCACTTGTGAAGGTTCTTTATACGGTAACATTAAAATGTTGTCACGTATGGCACCTGATGGAACATCGACATCACGGAATTCACCTGGAGCAATTGGTGTGTCGTCGCCTTTAATACGTAAGCCTCTTGACTTAAGACCACCTGGTAAGTTTGATAGGGTACCTGCGTCAACAAGTTGACGTAAGATCATAGTACCTGATTTGGCGAAAGCACCTATCAAATGGATTAAACCGAAGCAATAGAAACCAAAGCCTGGTATGTAGCCGTAATGAACAAAGTGTTGACGTTTTAATTGTTTCTTGTCATCTGGGTTCCAGTTACGACGGATAGATAAAATAGTAGCGGTGCCTTTTTCAATAGTAACTACATAAGGTAATGCAATACCGTCTTCACTATCACCATTTTCTAAATCTAGTAGTACGTGCATTTCTAGAATCTTATATCGATCATCTTCTGACGGATTAAATCCTAGTTTTTCTGCAATCTTTTTCTCAGCTTCATCTGCTTCTGCATAAGGATCACCAAGATCAATATCTCGGTAAAACCCCGCAACTTGTAATTTATGTAATTCGTTTTTTGTCTTACGCATGACGTGTGTGACACGTTCTGCTGTTTCTAAATTAGATGCACCGTATGGAACTACGATATCCTCTGCAGGAACATACATAGATACTTGGCGTTCTAAGTTTGGATCATAGTAGACTTTTTTAAACGCGTTACCGGCTAGTCCTAATCCCCATAGCATTCGTTCATGCTCAGGTCTGTACTCAGGCATCATGTCTGTAAGTTGATAGTTCATGTCATCACGAACTCGTTCTGCTGCTTCTTCTTTTTCTTTTGTTTGTTTGCCAATGATTACAGTTTTAACTGGGCCTGCGGCAGGGAATGTTTCCATCATTGTTTCAGCTTGGAACTTCACAAGCGCTTCTGTCATTAAAGGATGATAGACATTGCAAGCACCGGGCCATGGTTCTGTTCTATCTTCTACTTTAAGACCTAGTAACTCTAAACCATCTACGTAAGTAGTTAGCCAATCTTTTCTTGACGCAATATCAGCATCGTATTCACCTAATAGGTCACCTGACAATTCAGTCAACTGACCTTCGTCCATGTCTTCTGCTAAGTTAGCATTAAACTCATCGTCGTTTTCTTTACCAGGTTGTATTGTAATTTCCATGCTACCGTCATCTAACGTAACACTTTCTGGATTTTCAATTTCAATACTTAATGCGTTTGTTTCTGGATTTTGTGGATCTTGATCTAATCCCATTGGAGCTTGGTATACACTTTTATCTACATTAATTGCCATAATTTATCCTTAAACTAAATACAACTTATTCTTTGACGATTTGAATCCTACAATATCTTCCGGCTCATCACTTGGTAGTCTAATAAACCCACCTTGTCTAAATCTCATTAATGCTAACGTTGTTGAGTCAACTAAGTCATCATTTGCTCCACTTGGAAAGTCATTACATTCTTCTATGACCTCATGTGCCCATCTTCTATCGGGAGCCCACACTATACCACTTCTAAACAAATCTGACACGGCATTAACTCGACTTATTTTGTCTTGTCCTTTACCTGGTGTAAACTCACCGACGGGAATACCCATCCGTCTAAACTCTTGATAGAGTGCTGCACCGTTAGACTTCTTTTCTACCAAGAATGCATCAGGTTCCCATTCTTTATATTCTTCTAAACAAAGTTCTTTTAACTCTGGGAACTCTAGTCGTTGCTTAATACTATTTAATAGTATTATATTATAGTTATTGACTTCTTCGTTAAAAAAGACACCCCATACTGTCAACGCATTATAGTCAGCACGGTTGTTTGCTTCTTGAGCCGCGTCTAGACTCATAATTGTAAATTCACATTCAGGTGGATCTTCTTCTTCCCATATCTTCCACCACTCTCTTTTAATTAAAGCTCCTTCTTCTGACACCGGGTTTTGCAAGTATTGCGCATTCCAGTACCGAACATCTAACGCCGCTTTCTTTGCTAAGAGTTCTTTCAAAGGCCAGAAGTCAGGCCAAAGGGACTCTTCTTCGCCTTGTTTATTATGTATGATCGCTGGAAACTCTACCACTTCCCACTCGTCTACGCCTTCTTGTTTTACCATCTGGTTCACAATTTCACCAGTTAAGTCAAGCTTAGACCACCGAGTCATGACTACAATAATCGCACCGCCCGGCATAAGACGTTGAAGAGGGCCAGACTGAAACCACTCCCAAGCAGGCTTAAATACATCAGCCCTTCCAAGTTTTGCATCTTGCTCGGAGTGTGGATCATCAATGATAAAAAGATCAGCGCCGCGACCAGCGAGGGCACCACCAACACCAATTGCAAAGTATTCACCATTAAAATTTGTTCCCCATCGTGATGCCGATTTACTATCAGCTTGTAGTTCTACTTGTGGAAAGATATCTTTATATGCGTCACTACCCACCAAGTTTCTAACCCGACGACCAAAGTTAACAGCAAGATCAGCGGTATGAGACGCCATAATAACTTTCTTATGAGGATACTTTCCCAAAAACCAAGCAGGCGCAAGATATGATATAAGCTCAGACTTCCCGTGTCGTGGCGCAATATTAACAATAACTCTTTTCTTGACGCCGTTGGCAATGTCTTCAAATATTTGCGCAAGTTTTCTATGATGCTCTCCTATCATGTAACCTGGGTATACATGTTGTATAAAATCTAAAAAAGTTTCTTTGCCCGATTTCTCAACAACCTTGCTCGTATATAGTTTAAGAAGTCTTTGCAGTCTAACTTTTTGCGGACCTTCTGCAAACTGAATTAAACTTTGTAACTCCCCAATTTCTTTACTTGTTATCTTCGGTGTCGTCTCTGTCATCTTCTATAATTTCTGCGTCTATAATTTCATTTTTTGGTTTTAGCAACGCCTTTGCCTTTAATTCTTTTAACATGGAGAGCAATTCGGTCTCAACTTCTTCCATCGTCTCCATTTTATGCGTAACTTCTGTCTTCTTCTTAAATGCATCTATGCCGTCGACTTCACCAATAGATCTCAACGCTGTAATTTGTTCTTTTATATTACTATCTTTGTGGTGTACAAGTTCTACTAGCTTGTTTACCACGAATAACTTTAATTCTGCTAGGTCTTTTACGATCATGTGGTTGTATGTTCCCACTAACCCACCTAAGTAAGCCACGGTTTCATTCGCGTATAGTCCATATTCTTGTTTCATGCCTGGGTTTTCTACCATTTTGCGTGCTAAATCCTCTGCATCCTTTATATTATTTGCGTCTGGCGCAATTTCTTCACCCATAATGTCACTTACTTCTTTAATTGTCTTTGCACGAAGCATAACTTCGTCTTCCGAGGTCATACTTGGTAGAGCTTCCCTAGCATTCTTGGGTATGGGTATGTTTTCTTCGATAAAAGGCACAATAACGACCGCGTTATCTGGGTTATCTTGTTGATTTTCTTGAGTATTTACGTCTGTCATGTGTCGCTGATACACCTTTGGGTAGAATTTTGCAGCTTTACTTGCGATTGTAACATAGTTTATATAAAAACAAGGTAAAATGCCTACATGAAAACCACGTTAACTAAGAAGAACTTAGAAATTCTGTACAACATGGCATGCCAAATGGCACCTTTCAACTCCCTTCCTATGCCCAAATCTTCTAAAGTTAAGTTTAAAGTAATTAAGAACCCTAATATATATGGTTGCTTTGATGAACACGAGATGGAGATTCAAATAAGTTCTAATGCATGTGGGCACTTCACAACTATCTTTCAAACTTTGCTTCACGAGATGGTTCACCTAGCTCTCTATGTTCGTGGCGACGAAGACTTCCATGAACATGGTCCTAAATTTCTTCGTATTAAAAACGTCTACTCCGAGTTATACAACTTCGATCCTAAAGCAATCTAGTTTTCATTCGTTTTACCTTTTTCTTTCCTTTGAATGAAACTTTACTAACTAAACTTCCAACTTTTTTTGCAAAATATTTTTTTGATATCCCTTTTTATTTACTAGGGGGTACTTTCTAATATTTGGATTTTATATTGGTCGTTCGTGAAAGTTCAAGTGTAAGAGAGAATAAATAATTCCTTTTAAAAATTTTGGGGGGTGGGGCGTGGGTGGGTTCGGCCTATGGCCGTTTACGGGTCCAGGATCCGGGCCAGTATTTTATCTTAATTAGTAAAATAATACTTGACATATATTAATTAATTAGGTATCCTGGTTTTGCAGTACACGTTATCAACTTTAATAAGGATCATCAATATGAGTAACATAGCGCAAACAATAACAGATAGTATTATTAAGCAATTAGAATCAGGCGTTGCACCATGGGTTAAACCCTGGAACAGTAACGGCATCGATGCACCATATAATCCAGTAGCTAAGCGTTATTACAATGGCATTAACTTCATTCAGTTATCAATGATGCCTGGATCATCGCACAACTGGGTTACATATAAGCAAGCTCAATCAGTAGGCGCGCAAGTTCGCAAGGGTTCGACAGGCGTGCAAGTGATCTACTTTAGCCCGCTCGAGGTAAAAGATAAAGCATCAAATGAAATTAAGAAAATACCCATGTTAAAAACCTACACTGTATTTAATGCAGATCAAGTGGACGGCCTCGAGTTACCGGCACCAACTGAGCGCACTATGAATGAGACTATTGAATCATGCGAGGCATTCATTAAAGCGCAACGCGCATTGATTAAGCACGGTGGCAACCGCGCATTCTACGTACCCTCTGCAGATTACATTCAGTTACCTGAGCTCGATCAATTCAAATCTAGTCACGATTATTATGCAACTTCATTGCATGAGTTATCACACTGGACTGGCCACGAGTCACGATTGAATAGAGATTTTTCAGGACGATTCGGTAACGAGGCTTATGCTTTCGAAGAGCTGGTTGCAGAACTCGGATCCGCGATGCTATGCGCACATTTAAAATTGGATGGCCAGTTACAACATTCAAGTTACATTGCATCCTGGTTGAAGGTGTTAAAAGATGATCCTAAAAATATCTTAAAAGCATCAGCACAAGCTCAGAAGATTTTAAACTTTACAACTAACGAAGAGGCGGTGGAGGCGTAAGCCTCCCTGGAGTTTACTATGAAAAGAATTACACTTAATAATAAAGATTACAAAGTAATAGAATTTGATTATCCACATCCAAGTAACCGAGTATCAGAAGGCGTAACAATTAAATCAAAATGGGTGACACTTGTATACGCCTGGGAACCTCGAACCAATAGTTTTACATGTCACGACTGGCGCCTGGTAAACCCTAAGCATAGGCCCCATGAATACCGTAACGTTATGAAGGAGGTATCAAAATGAGTGATATTACTTACATCGCAATACAAGGTTTAATTTTAATATGCTATGCATCATGGATCTTTTATCGTATAGGTTATGGTCATGGTCAACAATCAAGAGAAGAGGAGTTACGTAATGAGTGATGAATTTTTAGAGTGGCTTGATCAATGCCCTAACCAATGGTTAAGAATTGAGGACTCAGAAGGAAGTGTTACTTACTTATTTTATAAAGGAGACGATGATGATCTATGAACAATATTTTGACGGACGTAAACCAAGTGAGAACCAAGTCATCCAGGCAATCAAGCGTGGACTTAGTAAACAATATAATCAATTTGAAATAGCCTGGGGCGAGAACATGGTAACACTTGAAAAGGGTAGAGCTGGGCCTAATCAATGGCAT